CGCTTCAAAATCTCTCCAAAAGGTGCAAATCAATCCAAATCAGTTCAAAACGGACACACATCAATCCACGTTGATGCAGATTCTCCTTTTATTAATCCAGGTCAGCCGGGGGCTAATTGAAGAAGGCACCTAAAGGGGCAACCAAGCCACGCTTGCAGAATGCGCCGCTAAAAGGAAAGTCCAGACTAGCTGAGGTCAAGAAGTTTCTTGATGATCTAAACCTTACGCTGCTACCTTGGCAGGAATATGTGCTAAAAGATTTGCTGGCAGTAGATAAGGCTGGCAAGTGGCGCAGAAAGACATCGTTGCTTTTAGTAGCACGTCAAAATGGAAAGACACATCTAGCACGAATACGCATATTGGCAGGGTTGTTTGTTTTTGATGAAAAGAATATAGTGGCTATGTCATCTAACAGGGGTATGGCCTTAGATACCTTTCGCAAGGTAGTTGAGGTTATTGAGGATAACCCAATGTTGATGGCTCAGGTAAAGCAAATCCGCGTGGCCAATGGTCAGGAATCAGTAGAGCTTCTTAATGGGGCTAGATATGAGATAGTCGCGGCAACAAGAGATGGTAGCCGTGGTAAGACCGCGGATTTGCTATACATTGATGAGTTACGTGAGATAGATGAAGATTCATGGACAGCTGCTAAGCCTATTACTAGGGCAAGGCCAAATAGTCAAATATTCATGACTAGCAACGCTGGTGATATGTATTCCACAGTATTGAACAATATGCGCAGTATGTGTTTGTCATATCCACCTGCAACTATGGGATTTTGGGAATATAGTGCTGACGATTTCAGCAAGATTACAGATCGTAACGCCTGGTATCAGGCTAACCCGGCATTGGGCTACCTAATTGATGAAGCAACCATTGAAGAAGCAATAGCCACATCTAGCGTTGAAGCTACACGCACCGAAACCCTTTGCATGTGGATTAGCGCGCTTAAATCGCCATGGCCACATCAAGCATTTGAGGATTTAGGCTTTGCTGAGCTAAAACTAGAGCCAGGCAGGCTGACTATATTTGGCATGGACATATCGGTTAACAAGAAAATGGCAAGCCTTGTTGCTGGTCAGATTATGGATGATGGCAAGGTTGGCGTAGGCGTTATAGCCCAATTTGAAAGCCAAGTAGCAATAGATGAACTAAAAATGGCTATTGAAGTCAATGAATGGGCTAAGCAATACAAACCCAGGATGATTTGCTTTGATAAGTACGCCACCATGAGCGTTGCTGAGCGATTAAGCCAATCAGGCCATAAGATTCAAGATATGTCTGGAACTGTGTTCTATCAGGCTTGCTCTGATCTATATGACAGCATAGTTAACACTAGGATTGTCCATGCTGGGCAACAATCGCTAGTTGATAGCATGAATAACTGCGCGGCTAAGGAATCGGATGCCGGGTGGCGTATTGTGCGCCGTAAGTCGGCTGGGGATGTGTCAGCTGCCATCTCATTGGCCATGGTCGTGCATCAATTACTAAAGCCACAAAGCAAGCCACAAATCTATGTCTAAAATGCTAGAAATGTCCGTTTTGTGTGCTATCATTAAACGATGGGTCTACTAGATCGTTTTCGCCCTGCAAAAATAGAGGCGCAACTTGCACCGCCGTTAATGACGGATTCATTTAATTATTTTCTCCCATTAGCATTTAATCCAGTAGGTAGAGAAGAAGCTATCAGCGTACCTTCAGTTGCTAGATGTAGAAACTTACTTTCAGGAACTATCGCAACCTTTCCGCTTTGTTTATACAAGCGCAGCACAGGTGAGAAGCTAGGAAAACCTGCTTGGCTAGAACAACCAGCAGCATCACAACCTAAAGCAGTAACAATTGCTTGGACAGTAGATTCATTACTATTTTTTGGCGTTGCATATTGGCGCGTAACAGAAACTTATTTTGATGATGGCAGGCCAGCAAGATTTGAATGGATTGCACCAGGTCGCGTTTCATTTGATAGTGATCCTGTAACTAAGTACATCACACGTTATTACATTGATGGTAGCGAAGTGCCTATGTCTGGCCTTGGCTCATTAATTACATTCCAAGGATTAGATGAAGGTGTATTAGCACGTGGCGCACGTACTTTACGTGCTGCAATTGATTTAGATAAATCAACTAGCGTAGCAACGGCAACCCCAATGCCTTCAGGTGTCATTAAGAACACCGGCGCAGATTTAAGCAAGGAAGAAGTAGATGCAATATTGGGCGCATGGAAGTCGGCACGAGCACAGCGCGCAACAGCCTATCTGACTAGCACTTTAGACTACGTGCCGACTAGTTTTAGCCCGAAGGACATGGGCTATGTAGACCTAATACAAAATATGAGTACGCAAGTAGCCCGTTTGATGAACGTTCCTGCATATTACATAAGCGCGGAAATGAACAACAGCATGACGTATGCCAACGTTCAAGATGAGCGCAGACAATTTGTATCTCTATCACTTGCGCCGTTTATTCATGCAATTGAAGAACGCTTGAGCATGGATGATCTAACAGCTCGTGGAAACATTGTAAAGTTTGATGTTGAAGATGCTTTCTTGGCAGTAGATGCACTAGAACGCCTAGCGGTAATTGAAAAGATGTTAACCCTTGGGTTGATTACAGTAGAACAAGCCATGGAAATGGAAAACCTATCACCGAACGGAAATACTGATGCACCTAACGTTTACTAGCGATTTAGAATGCTCAATAAGTGAGCGCACCATCTCTGGCAAAATTGTGCCGTTTGATGGCGAGATTGGACAGACATCTGCCGGCAAAGTTGTATTTGAAAAAGGATCTATTGAGATTCCAGACAGCCCAAAGCCGAAGCTTTTGCTAGAACATGACGCAAAAAAGCCTATTGGCCGAATGGTGTCTTACAGAGAAGATGAAGATGGCATGTACGCCACATTTAAAATTAGCAACACGACACGCGGAACAGATGCACTTATTGAAGCATCTGAGCAATTACGTAGCGGCCTATCAGTTGGCGTTGAAGTCATTGATGGCAAGCGCGAAAATGGCGTATATCGTGTACTAAAAAGTAAGATGGAAGAAACAAGTCTTGTTCAAGCTGCTGCGTTTAAAAGCGCGGAAGTTTTGAGCGTTGCTGCATCTGAAGATGATGCTGCAAAAGAAATAACAACCCAAAACGAAAGCGAGGCCGTTGTGGAAGACACAACAAACGCCGTAGCCGTTGCGCCTGAGGTTGAAGCCCCTGCGGTGGAAGCTTCGCGCCCAACAGTTACAGCACCAATTTATGCCAAGCCACGTTTAGAGTTTACCAAGGCTAAGTACCTTGAAAACACTCTACGTGCAAAGTTCCTTGGCGATGAAGATGCAGCGATGTATGTTCGCGCTGCCGATAACGAAACAACTACTGCGCCTGGCATGGTTCCAACACGTCAGCTAACAGAGGTTATCAACCCACTATCAAATGCAGACCGCCCTTACGTTGATGCAATTTCAAGAGGCACACTACCTGATGCAGGTATGACATTTGAGATTCCAAAAATTACAGCAGTACCAACTGTTGATCAAATTGATGAGAATCAGGCAATTGCAGATTCACAATTAACCGCTTCATATCTCAGCGTATCTGTCAAGCCTTTCAAAGGTCGCGCAATTACTACTGTTGAGCTTATTGATCGTTCAAGCCCTGTTTTCTTTGATGAGCTTGTACGTCAAATGGAGTTTGCTTATGCAAAAGAAACTGATGGCTTTGTCCAACAGGGTCTTGCATCAGGTGGCGTTCTAAACGCAACTGCAACAACTGAAGACAAAGACGGATTGCTTACCTTCATCTCAACAGCAGCAGCAGCAATCTATAAGGGAACACTAGGCTTTGCGCGTAATCTTGTAGTATCCCCAGAACAATGGGCAAAGATTATGTCTTACAATGATGGTGGCCGCCCAATTTATATTGCAGCTAACCCACAGAATGCTGGTGGAGCAATTTCACCAGATTCAGTACGTGGAACAGTTGCAGGTCTAAGCCTTTATGTAGACCGCTTAAACACCGGAACTGGCAGTACTGGTCTAGGTGATTATTCAATGGTTGCAATCAATCCAGATGCGTATCAATGGTTTGAATCACCACGCTTCCAGCTACGCACTAACGTAAACAGCGATGGAACAATTGACTTGCTGTACTACGGATATGGTGCATTAGCTACCAAGGTTGGCGCTGGTGCAAACTGGTTCAACAAGTCCTGATCTAACTAACTAGATCGTAGAGTTACCCCGGCGCACAGCCCTTGCGCCGGGGCTAACATTAGAAAGGAAAGACAATGCCTGCAACATACGTAACTGAAGCGGAACTTCGTTCTGCCCTTGGCATTGGTGCTTTATACAGCTCAGCAGTAGTGGAAGAATGCTGCCAAGCAGCAGAAAATGTTGTAAAAAGCAAATTGTGGTTTAATACAGCTTCGGTAGTTGCAACAGAATTAACCGACAATGTAGCAACACTTTACACAAACGTACCACATCAATTTAGCATTGGGCAGACAGTTACAGTTACGCATAGCGGTGCAACATTTAACGGCTCGCACACTATAACTGATACAAAACAATACAAAATCAGTTATGCGTTAGTCGCAGCGAATCAAATAAAATTTGAAGTGCAGCCTGTAGGCACAATAACAGCACCCAACACTTATCATAATTATGCGGCATTACCTGAAGTCAATTTAGCATCTTTGATGATTGCGGTTGACATTTGGCAGGCTCGCCAAGCTTCAAATGCTGGTGGCATCTCACCAGACTTTCAACCTTCGCCGTATCGCATGGGCAATACTTTAATGGCACGTGTTCGCGGTTTACTTGCGGATCACTTAGCGCCGGGCGGTCAAGTAGGATAATGTCAGCAATCTCTACCCTACGAGGAACAATCGCAACCGCGCTAACTGATGATACGGCGTGGCAGGTGTTTTCCTTCCCACCTGCCACACCGCTTGCTAATAGCATCGTGGTGCAATGTGGTGATCCATACATTGAACCAAGCAACGACCATTACAAAACCATTAAGCCTAAGGTTAACTTTAAACTAATAGTATTAGCACCTATGTTTGATAACCAAGGCAACCTTATTAACATTGAAGATTATTACCTGAATATAGTAAACAAGCTGGAAGCATCATCAATTGCATATTCAATTGGAACTTTCAGCGCACCGGCGGTCTTAACCGGAACAGCAGGCGATCTGCTATCCGGGGAAGTATCAATCAGCGTACTATCCGATTGGAGCTAAAACATGGCTGATATAGACAAAGAACGCGAGGCTTTTCTTGCCAAAATCGGCCAGGTTGAGCCAAGCGAAAAAGCACCAAAACCAACAACTAAGAAAGATGAGGAATAAGCTAACATGGCTGTATTTTTAAATAATACTGTTGGCCTTAAGATTAACGCGATTGATCTAAGTGACCACGTAACTTCGGTTACTCTCAACTATGCTGCTGATGAACTTGAAGTCACAGCTATGGGAGATTCCGCTCACAAATTTGTAAAAGGGTTAGAATCCGGCACACTTACTGTTTCATTCCTAAATGACACAGCAACATCAAACGTACTACAGACACTCAATGCCGCATTCGGCACAACTGTGGCTGTAAAGATGGTACAGCAGAAAGTTCCAGCCGTAGCTGCAACTAATCCGCTTTACACATTTGATATTCTAGTCAACAACCTAACACCTATCAACGGCGCGGTTGGCGACATG